TATCATAAACTTAAAGTACATGAGTGAGTTGCTGGGTATTCCGGTAACTACTCATGGTTTGTGGCATGCTGGTTCATATGATCCCCAAGACTTCCTAGGTCGTCTTGTTGGGGATAAGCCTTGGGTACGCAATGCAGAAAAGAGTTTCTACCATGCGTTTGATCACAACTACTTTGCCACAGAGTTTCATATTGATATGTTTGTTCACAATTTGTTAAGCATAGATTATGAAACAGCAAAACTTTCATATATCAATAAAGGCAAAATAGTACGCTCAGGTTGGCCCATGGAATATATGCCAGATACTTTGATGATGTATAAAAACATGCCTAAGCGAGATCTTATTCTTTTCCCGCATCGTATTGCTCCAGAGAAACAGGTTGAAATCTTTAGAGATCTCAAACATCAGTTGCCACAATATGAATTTGTTGTTTGTCAAGATCAACAACTAACAAAAAACGAATATCACAATCTGTTAGGTGAAGCTAAACTTGTGTTCAGCGCAAACTTACAAGAAACATTGGGTATCAGTTGGCACGAAGGTGCCCTGGTAGATGCTATCCCTATGGTTCCAGATAGATTAAGTTATAGTGAAATGGCTTTAGACACATTTAAATATCCCAGCAAATGGACTGAATCATTTGAATCGTATACTGTATATCGCCCTGACATCTGTAAAACAATTATAGAACATATGGAAAATTACAGAACTCGTATACCAAGCCTAAATAAACAGGTAGATATACTAAAAGAAAACTTTTTTAGTTGTAACAAACTATTAGAGATGTTAAAATAATATAATATATGTCATCCACGACATTAATAACTCGGAGAATAAATGGGCAATCCAACACCACCTGAACTCTTAAAACGAGATCAAGAAATAAAAAATGCCCTTGCTGGTGCAGAACAGCAAGGCGACGACGACAAAGACTATAAAGAAGCATACCTAGGAGATCACCTTCGCTTTAAGATGAAGCGCGAAGGCAAACGGTTCTGGGCCGGCGACAACATCAGCGAATATGTTAGCGAAGCAGATAAAGAAACTTTAATCGCCGATGCAACAGAAGCATTTGAACTAGTGCTAGATCGTTTGTTAATCGATCGTGAAAATGATCCTAATTCAAAAGGCACAGCACGACGACTGGCCAAGATGTATTTTAATGAAATAATGGCAGGAAGATATGAACCATCCCCAGACGCAACAGCATTTCCAAACGATTCGGAGGACCGCTATGAAGGCATGCTCGTGGTTCGCAGTGAACTTCGCAGTATGTGTAGTCATCATCACCAACCCGTTACTGGGGTTGCTTATATTGGCCTTATTGCGGCAGAAAAATTGATTGGACTTAGTAAGTATACACGCATTGCACAATGGTGCGCTCGTCGTGGCACACTACAAGAAGAACTTTGCAATGACATTGCAAGAGAAATTCAAAAAGCTACAGGAGCCAAAGACCTAGGAGTCTATATTCAGGCCGTTCACGGCTGTTGTGAAAACCGTGGCATTATGGCACATAGCAGTCTAACACAGACCACTGTATTGAAAGGTGCGTTTAAGGAAGATGGAAATACAAAAAAAGAGTTTTTTGATAACATTAAACTACAACAAGAATTTGCACCGAGATAAGGAACATTATGAGCCAAGTATATTGTATTACTCCGCTGGAGAAAAAAAGCATTGTCTACCATGTAGAAATGTATCGTAAAAATCCCGACGATAGTATTAGTTGGTTTAACATTGACGAAACCTATCGTTGGGGGCATGGCTTTATCGAAGGCGACTTAGACTGCAATCTTCCTTGGGAAGGTGATGCAGTAGCCTATGCTCGAACTGATTGCGGATGGGGCTGTGAGTTCGATGACAGCATTAGCGTTGAATGGGAATTCAGTGACGATATTTCGGAAATGGAACAACAAGAACTTAAAGAACTCTACTACGAAGGTGGTGCAGGTTGGCTCTACGATGGTGAACATGATTGGCAGGAAGAGGACTGTGCTGTTCACATTATTGCGCCATATCAAGTTGACTTGTGTGATGAAATTAGCGGAGAAGTTCTTGAAGAGAATATCAAACTTAAACCAAGACCCGACCCTAATACGTCCTGGCCGTTTAGTTCAGCATTTCCGGATTTACCTGAGGAGAAATAATGAAAACAGCTAAGGATCTAACTGATCATTTGATATTCCGAGCAATGAACTTGCAGGAGTTTGTAGTAGAACGTGATTGGAATTTAATTCCCGCAGGTGTGATCAAATTCAATATTCAACACACTCAGGGCGAACCTGCAAGAATATTTGTACATGCCATGACACAGGAAGAAGCTGAAAGACAGGTTGATGATTGGTTTGGTGAAGGTGTAGAATGATTAAGCCGTTGCGTGACGATCTAATGGTGCAACAACAAGTAGACGACGATTGGCAACATTTTGTCGGTGTGATCATGTTGAACCAAACTGGTCGCAAAGCAGTAAAGACCACACTACCCGAATTTCTATATTGGTTTCCTACAGCATTAGCATTATTACACGCAGAAGAAGAGTTTGTCAAAAGCATAATCCAACCCTTAGGAATGGTTAATGTTCGCTATACTCGGTTGATTAGAATGAGTCAAGACTACTTGACTTGGGACGGAAATGATGCTACAATGTTATATGGCATTGGCAAGTATGGTTCAGATAGTTATGAGATCTTTTTCAAACATAATTACACAGTAGAGCCCACTGACAAAGAATTAATCCGTTATCTAGATGAAGAGGTAAGAGATGTTGTTGAAACTGTTTGAAAGATTAGGTCGCAAACGCATCATTTATGATCGCGTTAACAACGAACCTTACCTTGTAAGATATTATCTCTTTTTGAAAGAACGTGAGCGTTTTCCTTTTAATATATTTCTACATAAGTTTCTCAAAGGTGATCCGGATGATGTGCATGATCATCCCTGGCCCTATGCTACACTAATTTTGAAGGGCGGATATTATGAATGGGTTCCGGAATTTGATCGAGACGGTAAAATGCTTGGCGAGATACAGAAGTGGCGAGGTCCAGGTCATTTTCGTATTTGTAGTTCTAATAGTTATCACCGGATTGAATTAAAACCAGGCGTCACTGCCTGGACTCTGTTTATGCCTGGTCCTCATCGCCGCGAATGGGGATTTTTAGTCAACAATCAGTGGATACAACATGAGCAGTACCTCAAGGAGAGATATGAACAAACTCAAAATTAATCAGCATGAAGTAACTGGTCTAGTCGGCAAGATCTGTAGAGAACTTGCTATAGGAAGTTGGCGACCAGATTATATTGTAGGAATCACTCGCGGTGGGTTGGTTCCTGCTGTTATGATCAGTCAATATTTTAATATCCCATTGCATACATTAAATGTAAGTCTGCGTGACGGAGATGTAGGACCCGAAAGTAATCTGTGGATGGCCGAAGATGCACTAGGGCCGAACAGTAGAGAACGGATTGTTGAAGATTCCGATAACATTGGCGGTATTCTAGAAGCTGCAAGTTCTTTACTAGAAAACGGTGGCACATACAAGAATATTCTTATTGTGGATGATATCAACGATCAAGGCACTACACTTAACTGGATCATGAAAGACTGGCCCAGTGGCTGTTTTCCAGATGATCCTAGTTGGGGTGAGGTGTGGAACAATAATGTAAAATTTGCAGTATTGGTAGATAATCTTGCCAGCCAATGTGAAGTTAAAATGGATTACGTTGGCATGGAAGTCAACAAGGCAGAAAAAGATATATGGATTGATTTTCCTTGGGAAGATTGGTGGACTAAATGATCGATTCTAAGATCAAGGTTCGCTGCACTGATGCAGGCAAAGATTTTGACATGCATGTTCTAGGATACAAGCCTAAGGTATTTTTAGATGTTGCATTTCAAACTATTAAGTTGCGATTAGTTTATATGGAACGTACTAAGGCATTTGCAGGCAGTCTAGGCGGCCGTGAGTTTGTTGTACGCGAAGACGAGTTACCTCGAGAACGTGGAGAGTATAAACGATGAACCTACACTATTCATTAGATGATGCACGTGATGCGGGTGATGCACCTTGGGACGATGTCATACAAGATGATTTTCATGTTGCTATTTTTAAAGACAAGTATCCTGTAACAGAAGGACACTTGCTGTTTGTGCCTAAATATTCAGCCGTAGGTGTTATTGAAGATTGTTTTGCGGATGCACTTAGACTTGGACAAGAAAAAGTCAACAGTGGCGAGTGGGACGGATTCAATATTGGAATGAATTGGGGGGAGGCTGCTGGACAGACCGTGCCTTATCCACATGTTCATTTGATTCCTAGACGCAAAGGTGACATGGAAGACCCCACAGGTGGTGTTCGCCACGTGATTCCAGAAAAGGGTAATTATCGTAAATGAAGAGAATCACTGTGCCGTGGAAGAATCAAACCAACACATGGTGGAATGAAACCTGCGCCAATATATTAGAGCATTTTGGATTACCTGGTGATAGGTATGTCACAGAAATCACTGCAGATCACATGCACTTTGATTTTAACGACGATAAAGATGCATTAATGTGTAGAATAATGATCAGCGATAAAATATGAAACATTTTGTCTATATCTGTATCATGATTGTATTGATCGTTGTGCTGATACGATATCGACCCGAAGGCAGAGTCTACGACTGCAGAGATGCACACTGGCATCCAGACTATCCTATAGAAGTTAAACAAGAATGTGCTAGACTAAGAATAGAAGAATGGCGTAGATTAAATCAAGAAACAGAATCCAAAGATAGGTATATATAAAATGCAAACATGGACAGTAACAGTGGAAGAAGACGGTATCATAACGTTGCCCCAAGATCTTTTAGATGCCGCAGGATGGCGAGAAGGCGATTGCCTACATTGGATTGATCAACATGATGGATCTTGGCAATTGGTCAAGGAAGAGTTGACAACATTTATAAAAAGTGGTATAATAAACAATGAGTAAAATTAAAATAGCAGAACTGTTTTACAGTATACAAGGCGAAGGCCGATATATGGGTGTTCCTAGTGTATTCTTACGCACTTTTGGATGTAATTTTAAATGTGCTGGCTTTGGAATGCCGCGTGGCGAAGTAAGTCACGAAGCAACAGATATTGCGGCCACGCATAAAATGATCGAATCATTTCAAACGTATGAGGAACTTCCGTTAGTCAGCACAGGCTGTGACAGCTATGCATCATGGATGCCAGAATTTAAAGATCTTTCACCACTGCTTACATCAGATGCAATAGCAGAACGTATCATGGAAATTTTACCTTACAAGCGTTGGGAAGATGAACATCTTGTGATCACAGGTGGTGAACCGTTGTTGGGATGGCAACGTGCTTATCCGGATCTTTTGAATCATCTGAGTATGACGGGCCTTAAAGAAATTACTTTTGAAACCAACGGTACTCAAAAGCTAACTCCGGAGTTTAAAAAATATCTACAAGAATGGTCACAGAATCCTCCTTTTGCTAGTAGAGAAGTTACATTTTCAGTCAGTGCCAAACTCAGTTGTTCAGGAGAACAGCCCAGTGAAGCCATACGTCCAGATATAGTCTGTGAATATCAAGAAGCTGGTCATGTATATCTCAAATTAGTAGTGGCCACTGAAGATGATGCAGAAGAAGCTCTAGAAGCTGTGGATATCTATCGTGCAGAAGGTTTCACTGGTAATGTTTATCTCATGCCTGTGGGCGGGGTTGAGTCAGTATACACACTAAATAACCGCAGAGTAGCAGAACTGGCAATGAAACATGGACTGAGATATTCAGACAGATTGCAGGTGCCACTGTTTAAGAATGAATGGGGTACATAATGAAAATAATTAAAAAACTATTTGGTCTAGATAAACTAGAAGCTTCTATCCAAAAAGCTGAACTGGATTTGGCAGAAGCCAACAACAGGTTGGCTGCGGCTGAAGCTGCATCTAAAACTGCTGAACAAGCAGAAGAAACTGCCAAGCAGACACCAAAAGAACGTGCTACTAGACGCAAAGAAGCATGGGTTGGTGTAATAAACACTCATGTTAACAAAGATAATATACGAAATGGCTTTTTTGAGCTTGACTGGAATGACCAATTTGTGCTACAATTAAAGCAAGAGGGATACGGTGAAGATGGTGACAAAGAAGAAGAAATCGTAGATCGTTGGTTCCGTGAACTTTGTGCAAATGTTGTGGTAGATGGTGATTTTGGCGGCCCTGTGAACACAGGTGTTATAGACATTAAAACAGTGAAGAAGACAAATCAATGACCTATATTTTAGTTGATACAGCAAATACATTCTTTCGTGCTCGTCACGTGATCAACGGTGATGCTGATATCAAACTAGGCATGGCTTTTCATATCACCCTTAATTCAATCCGCAAAGCATGGCAGCAGTTTAACGGCAGTCATGTCATATTCTGTTTAGAAGGTAGATCTTGGCGCAAAGATTATTATGCACCCTACAAGCGAAATCGTTCTGATGCTCGTGCTGCTCACACAGAAAAAGAAGCAGAGGAAGATCGCGTGTTTTGGGAAGCCTTTGATACATTCAAAGAGTTTATCACAGATAAAACTAACTGCACAGTCATGCAGAATCCACAGCTAGAAGCAGATGATTTAATCGCAGGCTGGATACAGAGCCATCCAAATGACAAACATGTAATCATCAGTACTGACACAGATTTTGTACAATTGATCGCCCCTAATGTCACACAGTACAACGGCGTCATGGAACATGTAATCACACATGAAGGTATCTTCGATGACAAAGGCAAAAGAATCATTGATAAGAAAACACAAGAACCTAAAGCTATCCCAGACCCGGAATGGCTGCTGTTCGAAAAATGCATGCGTGGTGATACCAGTGATAATGTCTTCTCGGCGTATCCGGGTGTGCGTACTAAAGGCACAAGCAAAAAAGTGGGTCTTACAGAAGCGTTCGAAGATCGTGGCAGCAAAGGATATGCGTGGAACAATCTCATGCTTCAGAGATGGACTGACCATGAAGGCAAAGAACACAGAGTCTTAGAAGATTACGAACGCAATCGTAGATTGATTGACCTTAGTCATCAGCCAGATGACATCAAAGCCATAATCTCAGAGACCATTGCCGCAGCCACTAGTGCAGACAAAAATGTCAGCCAGGTTGGTCTTAGATTAATGAAGTTCTGTGGCCTGTATGATCTCAAGAAGATATCTGATCAGG